TAACTGGCGGTTCCCAAAGAAGCTGCGGTATCCGGCACGATACCCATCACGCGAGCGACATAGGCGCTAGAGGTGGTAGCGGCTGGAATAATCAGACCGTTGGAAGAGTTGCCAGTGTTGACGTTACCTGCCAAGTTTGAACCTTGCAAGTTTTGACCAATCATTGCCATAGCAGCGGAGGTCACAGTGGTAGAGCCAGAAGAAGCCACGATAACTGCCTTGAAAACAGTATCAGGATCATCACAAACAATAGCTTGTGCATCACCAGCCAACGTACCGCCGGGCCAGTATTGACTAAAGCGTTTTTGCTTGGTAGTGGGGTCCGTGTAGGAACAGCCGAGGAAAATCCCGACCATACCAGCAGCACCGCCAGCAGTTGTTACAGCTTGACGTTGAACAGTACCGCGCAAGACCTTAACAAAGTCTCCGTAGTAGATGCTAGTTGATTCACCGTAAATGATAGGAATATTGCGAGTGGAACCCGCGAATACCTGACCTCCGATCAGATTGATCGGTTTTAGGCCGTAGGGGGCCGAGACCGTGGGATAAGCCATTTAAGACTCCTTTGAAAAGTTACTTAGAACCAGAACCGAAACCGCCGCCGCGACTGGTTGTGGACTTGCGGTCCGCAAACAAAGGCATACGAGGGTCGTTGTTTCGCATGAAGTGGTTGTCCACTGAATCCATCTGGTTTTGATTCTGACGGTTGTAGTACTCAGCCATAGCTTCGAGTCGTTCAGTTGCCATCTTGCAAAGCATGAGGCCACCAATTTCCACGTTGCCTTCTAAGTCGTGTCCCATCAACATCAATTCCGGATGATCTTTAGCTTTCACCGGTACCCAGCCGTCGCGCATCTTGCGAGACACGTTGGTTGGTTCAGCCTGCCCCAAGATATGAGTCGCTATCCAGCGAAACGTGTATCCGGGTTCAGGTGTTGGATCGGGCAAAGAGCTCGACGGTACGTATACAGCACGAGCAGATTTTTCGCGTGACACGAGGTCACGAGGTGTACGGTTTTCAGCCATTTTGATTCTCCAATTTTGCTACTTGCAGCGCATATTGCTGCGCGGTCAATCCAAATTTCTTAGCCAGCGCGAGCTGGGTTGTCGTCAGTTGGACTTTTTTAGCCCCCGACGATCTTGTGGCAGGGGCTACGACGGAAGCAGGTTTTCTTGGAGACTCACCGTGCGAAGGCTTGTCTTCTGTACCACCGAAAACTTCGGGGAACTTCGACTTCACGCGAGCATTAATTTGCTCGAAATACTCATCAGACCTTGGATCAGTCCCTGAGTTCACTAGTTTTTGATGCAGCCCTAGTGCGTAGCTGGTAACTTCTTCAAACCCGCTTGCTCCGAACCACTGGTTTTTGGCTTGCCAGCGCAAGGTTTTTTCGTCCGGTTGCACGCGTTGAGGTTCGCGATAACTTGTTTGTACCTCATCTTCTTGCACTTGTAAAGGGGCAGGGCGAAAACTTTTCGCAGCTTCCATCTTCATCTTGGCGTCAAGCAAGGCTTCTTGGGCTGCAAGGATGGCGTCAGAGTCAAACGACTCCTGTGCGGCCTTGTAATCGCGGCGGGCTTTGTCTAACTCAGCCTCAGCAGCCGTCTTGGCCATCAAGGTGAATTGCTCAGTGCCTGTATTGACGTTTTGGCGGAGCTTTTTATTTTCATCAACCAGCTGTTGTGTAAAACGCTCAAGCTCTTGCTTTTCACGGAGAGTAGCCTCTTTGGCCCGGCGCTCGTCGTGACGTGCGTGGGTCAGCTCCTTGATGCGTTTTTGTGCACCTTGGGTGTATGACTCAATTTCGTCGTCTGTGGGGTCTTCAACCTCACGCTCTAAGGGGCGACGGCCACGGTCCTTTTCAGGCGTGTCATCAACGATTTCGATTTCAACATCATCGTCTTGTTGTGTTTTTACAACAACAGACGTAGCGTTCTCGGCTTCGATCTCGTCAGGAAATTTAAATTCCGACATCTTCTCTCCTTATACGCGGGTGATACCGCGAGGGTCTTGCACAACAGCTTCCACTTGATCGTCATTGATCATGCGGAACTCTTTACCGAAAATTTTGAAACGCGTACCGGTATACGTACGCACGAGCACGAAGTCACCTTCTTTACACCAAGCGCCACTGGGGAACTTGGAGGTGTCTTTGTAAACGTCTGGCCCTGCACGAAGCACAAACAACACGGTGGTGCCGTGTTCTTCACCTCGCATCGAAGCAGCATCACGAACCAAATCGAGGGACGTGCCCACAATCTTTTCGTCTACTTCAGGAACCAAGCAGAGCAACTTCCAACCTGTTGGTGTCGGGAGAGCCGCAGCTTTGGTTTCAGCATCCGCATCGTCTTCGGGGGCGTCAACGGGTTGGATGTGTTGGGGCAACGTGATGCCCGGTGGCAAGAGGATTTCACTCATTGGATTTTTCAACTTTCTCTGCAAGGTCGAGTAGATAACGCTCTGCGATCGCGAGACCCTGAATCACGCCGCAAAGTTTTTGATACTGATCAAAAGTCTGACAGACCCCGTTGGCGAGGTCGTCCGTGTAGTTGTTCATATCCGTGCGTATTTGTTCGCGCAATACGCGTGCGAAGTCTTGGATCATTTAGCGGGTTTCTCCGGTGGTTTGGACTCAAGCTGAGCCTTGGCCTGAGCACGTTGGTGCTTCAGGTTCTGTTTGTGCACCTCGTCTTTGTGCATCAAATCTTGGGCATGCTGGCGTGCTGCCATCTGCTGTTGGGCTTGGGCCGCGACCATTTCTTGTTGAGTGCGTTGCTGGTCCGCTGCCAGAGAGTGTTGTGCGCGGAGTGCCTCAACCCGAGGGTCGTTACCTGCCATTTGTTGTTTGGACTTGGCGACATCGACGCCAATCTTGAGACCTTCGCGCTGATCTTGAGCTGCCAGTTTGGCTTGGCTGTCCTTGATCTGTGCGCCGATCTTCATGCCTGCGAGCTGCTGGTCGCCCGTGATCTTCATCTCTTCGAGCTTGAGGTGGGCTTCTTTGACGGCAACCTCGCGGCCCTTGATCTGCAACTCTTGCTGCTGCATCTGCACCACAGGGTCTTGCTGCGCTTGCTGCGCCTGCTGTTGTGCGGCCTGCGCTTGGGACTGCTGGAGCACTTGCTGTGCGGCCTGAGCCATCATGCCTGAGAGCGCAATCTCGATCTGGGGCGGCAGCTTCTCGTCTTCGGGCGGCAAGGGCATGCCCAGTTGCTGCTCAATTTTGTGACGGTATGAGTACCCAACGTGGTCGGCCACGTGCGCCATGAGCGCGGCTTGAATCATTGGAGCCTTGGGGCTTTGACCGATGAGCTGCGCAATGGTCGGGTCTTGGATCATGGCCATGTGCACCTTGATGTGGGACTCGTGGTCTTGGAACAAGAACGCTTTCACTGGGTCACCCTTCAGGAGCGACTGGTTTTCGCTCACTGGGTCCTCTGGTTTCATGTCTTCTTCCAGCGGGATGAGCTTGTCAGGGTTCTTGATGCCCAAAACCTCCAGCATGCGGCGGTGCAACTGGGGCAAATCGTAGATGTCCGGGGCCATCTGAGCCATCTGGATAACGGCTTGGTACTGCACAACCCGCTGGGACATGGTGGCCGCGTTGGGATCGCTCACCGGGATGATGTCAACATGCGAATAATCGCTGCGTTTGGCCTTGCGCCCACCTTTTTCTGGGTCGTAGGAGTAGTCAGGGGCCGTGTCGTCACGAATAATCGCTGCCAAGAGGCGCAATTCTTGCTTAAACGTGTAGTGCATGCGAGCCTGCACCGCCGTCATGACCTTTAACTGGCGCTCCAAGAGGGCCAGAGTCGTTCCCACAGGGGCTTGGGCCGACATATCGCTGACGTTCATGTCCGCAGTGGCCGCAAAGCGGCGGCCTTCGTCAACAATCTTGTCTAACAGCCCGGCCAAGACGGCGCTGGGCTCTTTGTAGGGCAGGGGCAGGATGCTATCGCGCATTGAACCCGAGCCAACGTCCACATCTCTCCACTCACCGGGCGCGATCGGCGTGTCATCGCCCTTGATGCGCATCCCACGGGACTTTAAGCCGCCGGGAAGGTTCGACAGAGTACCCGCATCCACCAGCTGGCGCATGATGGAGGTGGCAGATTTGGCAAAGCCTCCGATGAGGTGGAAGAGTCCAAAGCCGTAGGCTCCAAATCCGGGGATGTATTGGTAGTGGACGAAATGCTGGCGTTTGAGTCTGAGGTCATCGTCTTCTTTCCAGTTGCGGCGGATCGCCAAGATGGTGTTCGAACCCTTTATTAGGGTAACTACGTATGGCAAGGCAATGCCGGTCTCAACTTCATCGCCTTCGTCGTCCTTGGTGACATCTTCGTAGCCCTCCAAGTCCAAGTCCACGTGAATCTCGTACAGCGTGAAGCGGTCGTCGTTGATGTCACTGAACCCGGTCTCTTTGTCCTTGGCCTTCTGGATGTCTGTGGTCTCATTGACTGGGTCGGGCAGCTCCACGTCCAAGTAAAACCCCGCGTTCTGGAGTTTCAAAATCTCGTTCTTGGTTTTGCGCATCACGTGGGTGAGGCGGTAGCACGTGTCCATGTCGGTCGTGCCGTAGGGCAAGATGATGTCTTCAGCGGGCACAAACATCGACACCTGACGTCCCAAGTTGGGATCATCGTAGACCTTCTTGAACGCGGAGCCCGTGGCCGGGAGCGACCACAACAGACGTTCCTGCTCAGGGCGGAACTCGCGCATGACTTCGGTCAGCTCATAGTTCATGTCCTCTTCGACGCGCACTGCGGCGTCTTTCTTCTCAGGCGTTTCTTTACCAATGATCTTGGTGCGCACTGGCCCTTGGGCCGGGAACATCTCGGTGATGGACTCCGACTGGAACCGCACAACCGCTTCGGTGATCATGGGGTGGAACACGCCAGACGCGCCGTTCCAAGGTTCGGTGCGCTCCTCATACTGGAGGCCCAAGAGCTTCAAGCCCTCGGTGTAGGCCTTCTCCCAGTCTTTGCGCGAGGCGCGGTCCTGCTCCACATCGCCCGCCAAGTCGCTGCCCAGCGTCTGCATCGCGGCGTCGTCCATGTACTCGGCCAAGTTGTCGCTGAAACCTTCTTCGTCGTCTTCCCCGGGCTTGATGGACAGGTCCAAGTCTCCCGCGTGGATGTTGACCTCCTCTGGGTCTACGATCTCGATCTCAATCGGCTCCTCGTCTTGTGCAAGGGCGTCGATGCCTTGGGGTTGCTGGTACAGCGCTTTGTCGATGTTGGTAGCCATAAGAGTCCTTAATAGTATGCGTGGGTGCGGCGGCGGAACATCTTGGGTTCATCGCGCTCGTCGGATTCTAAAGAAATGAAGCCGCCTTGTCGAAAGCGCAGCAACGCCTGTGATGTCGTGTCCACGTAGTCATCGTGGTCGCCTACCGGGAACGAAGCCACTTCTTCGATGACCTCACGTGCCCACCTAGTGTCGGGAGCCCACACTTTACCCGAGGCGAACAAATCGGCGATGGCGTTGACCCGCACCATTTTGTCGTTGCCCCGAGACGGGCTGAACTCGTCCACCGGTATGCCCATGTTGCGCAGCTCCTGTATCAGCGGTGCGCCTGCGGCCTTCTTCTCGATGATGAACGCATCGGGGTCCCACTCACGCCAGTGCTTGTGCGCCACGGTCTTTAACTCGGGGAACGCCATGCGGTCCTTGAACGCGTCGAGCAGCATGAGCTGCGGCGAGTTGCCTTCCTCCTCGTTGTACCAGACGCCCCACGTGGTGCAGGCGCTGTAGTCTGATGTGGTCTTGGTCTCAAACGCCGTGTCCCACGACTGGATGATGAACTCACAAGGAGGGGGCTCCTCGTGCGGCCAGATGCGCCAGTGCTTCCTTGAGATGATCGCAGCTGTGTCGGAGGTGGGCTGCTGCATGTACTGCGCGTTCCAGAACCGTGGATCAATCGACGCCTTGGTGGCCTTGAGCGCGGTCAGTGACCACTGCTCGGGCCAGAGCGACTTCTCGTTCTCGGTGTTCTCGTGAAGGATGGCCGGGAGCTCAACGATCTCCCAAGGTATGGACTCGGTATTCTTGGTCTGGTAGTCAATCAGGCGCCCGGTCAAGTCCAACTTGGACCAGCGTGTCATCACGATGATGATCGCCCCGCCCGGCATCAGACGCTGCAACGGGCCCGTCTGGAACCACGACCACGCCGTGTCAAACGCTAGACGGCTGTTGATCTTTACGTCCTGCTCCGAGTGTGGGTCATCAATTACGAATAGGTCTGCGCCACGGCCCGCAAGAGCACCCCCCACACCAGCAGCGTAGTACTGGCCACCAGCAGAGGTACTCCATTTTCCAGCAGCGCTTTGATCTGCGGAGACTTGGGTGGTTGGAAAAATCTCATGGTAGTCCTCGGTGTCAATCAGGTTTCGCACCCGGCGTCCAAAGTCCTCCGACAAGCCCGCAGTGTGCGTGCCCATGATAATCTTTTTCTCAGGGTAATTACCTAGGAAGTACGACGGGAACAAATACGAGCTGAACTCAGACTTACCCATACGTGGCGCAATGTTGATGATCACGCGCTTTTTCTTGCCATCAATCACGTCTTGGAAAATCTTGGCCAGCTTCCTGTGGTGCGGCCCCACCTTGAACCCGGGGTACACGTGCTTGGCGTAGTCGATCATGTTGGTACGCGCACTGTACATGGAAGCGCGGCGCTCGCGCTCCTCCAGCATATCCATGAGGTCGATCTTCTCCTGCACAGACATGCTGGGCAGTGCAAGCTGCAAAGCCTGAGCCTCTTTAAGCGTCAGGTTGAGATGGCTGAGATTCATCAGGAGTTGGTGCAGGTGAGTGAGTACTAACTTCTATATCTTCAACGTCCATCACGTCTGTGACGTTCATGAACTTGTTGAGCTTGTCTTTGATCTTGCGGTCGATCTCAGCGTCAGATAGGTCGGTCTTCTTGACCTCGATGCGCTCGGTGAACAGTGCCACCTCCGTGATACGCCCCAGCATGTCTAACGCCTTGAGCCGGATGCGGGCGTCGGGGTGGTTTGTCTCTTCCAAGATTTTGGCCACGGCCATGCCGCGCAGGTTCTTGGCCTGCTCCACGAACTCCCAGTCGTATGCGGACAACATGGCCACAAGGTGGCGCACCGCTTCAGGAGTTTTGATCTGGGTGAGCTGGTGCTTGGTCTCAGTGAGGGGCGCGTTGGAAGCGAGCGCCGTAAAAACTGTCTGTGCCGCTTTGGCGTTGGCCTCTTTCAAAGCCTTGTCGTCGTCATCCACGCCAAGTTTTTCCAGCCACGCAGTGGTTGAAATCTGAGCATTAAGCGTCTCCTCCGGGGAGGCCTTCTCCAGAGGTGTAACAGCCTTCGCCTTGTGCTCCAGCACAGGGGGCTCAAAATCTATCAAATGATCCAGCATTTATTCCTGACGGCTGCGGGTTGCGGTCCCGATGCGTGGAGTATATACTTACTTCCGGTAGTGGTGCAACCTTCTTGCAGTTGGGAGCTCCATTGCTTCTCCTCTGTTGGGTGACCAACTTCAACCCCCGGTTAGAAATAGCTGGGGGTTTTTTTATGATTCATTTTTAATGCA